AACAGATGCAACTATTTGATTAAATAATCGTCTATATTTGCAAAAGGTTCTCCTCTCACGCAATAAGAACTTATAGAAATTATTGACCCTGTCAATGAAGTAGAGGTGAGAGGCTACGGATTTGGCGGGGTTTTTTACGCACTAAAAATTTAAATTATGGCAAGTATTGTTTTTAAAGACTTCAGCATCAATGTACGTGAATCAGTGGAAGAACTGAAAGGAAAATACGTTGATAAGGATTTCGTGGAGGTTACGGAGTATATGTATGCAAACACGGAATTGACAGACGTTAAAACGCTAATCAACATTAATCACGTAATTTTAATTAGAGAGTAATGGCAACGGGAAAAAAGAAAATCGTAGTTTATGCCGATTGGAAAGCGTCATTTGATGCTTTAACAGACGAAGAAGCGGGAATGCTTATTAAACATTTCTTCGCTTACGTTAATGACGAAAATCCAACTACTGAAAACAGAATTGTAAACCTTATGTTTGAACCGATTAAAGCTACATTAAAGCGTGACTTAGAAAAATGGGAAAGTACAAGAACGTTAAGGGTAGAAGCTGGTGCTAAAGGAGGTCAGCAAAAGGTAGCAAACGTAGCAAATGCTACAAAAGTTAAGCAAAAGGTAGCAAATGCTACAAAGTTCAAGCAAAATGTAGCAAACGTAGCAGTAAGTGATAGTGTAAGTGTAAGTGTAAGTGTAAGTGATAATGTAATTAATATAGAAGAACGCAAACAGAAGTTTGCTCTTACGCTTCAACCTTTTGTTGAAAAATACGGAAGGGATTTTATTAAAGACTTTTACCTTTATTGGAGCGAACCAACACAAGACCTTAAAAAACTAAAATACGAGTTAGAAAAGACTTGGAGTTTGGATAGGAGGTTAAAGACTTGGGAAACGAATGCTAAGAAATACGGAACGGTATTACCTAAACAAGAACAAACTAAATTTAAGGCAGCGTGGGAATAGAAGGTTATAAAATAACAGAACCGAGTGACGTTCTTAAACAACTAAAGACGTACCGAGATACATACCACGAAAGAGGTGTTTATTTAGGCTTTGAAAAGATAGACGAGTTTTATTCGATGCAGTTGGGAGGTTGTACTGATTGGACTGGTTTCCCGATGAGCGGAAAGACTCAGGTGTTAATGGAGTTGCTTATGAATACTTCGGTGTTTTACGGGTGGAAGCACTTAATTTATTTTCCCGATGTGGGTAATAACGTGGAAATACTTGCGGACTTTATCCACAAAAAGACGAACAAATCTTTTGACCCTAAAAAACCAAATGTAATTACAGACCAAGACATCGAAAGAGAAATCGAATGGGTAACGGAACATTTCAAGGTGTTAACTAAAGTAGACGTAAAAGCGAAACTAACTCCAATGGCATTTTGGGATATGGCTGCGGAACTTAAAAGAACAGAAGGTTTACAGACTGCAAGTATTGATAGTTGGAAAGACATGAGCCATCCTTACGATGAGTTTGGAGGTTATGCAACTTATTTAGAATATTGTTTACCTTATCGTAATCACATAGCTGAAGAGAATAATTTACACTTGCACACGATTATACACCCGAAGCTGACGGAAAAAGTAAACGGTGTTCGGTCAGTTCCTACGCCTTACGATTTAAAAGGTGGTTCTGAATGGTTCAATAGTGGCAAATCAATGGTAACGGTTCACCGTCCAGACGTATCACACAACTTGGTTGAAATACACTTTAACAAAATTAAACCACGTTCGATAGGTAAGATTGGTAAATGTGAATTGCATTTCGACATAAATACGTTGACTTATTACGACATTGACGTAGTCGCGCCAAGTACGATGAATAAGATTTATGCAGCGCCAAAAGGACAGATGAAAACACGAAACATTTTACCGATGGAAATGCAAGAATTTTACAAACCACTTGAACAGAATACAAAGTTCGATGACGGATTACCATTTTAAACTTAACTTTGAAACTATGAAACACTTAGAAATAACACTTGCAAGGCTGAACGTCAATGTATCTATTAACCGTCTTTTGTTCAGATTAAAAAACGAAAAGATGTCAGACGAGAAAAGAACGAACATCGAAAACGAGGTCAATGACTTAGATTATGTAGTCCGTCTTTTAGACCACCTCGAACAGAAACACGAACAAATGTATTTAGACAACAGAAGATTAATGGAGGACGCTGTAAAATACAAAAACCAAGTAGCAGAATTAACAGCTAAAAAGTTAGAGATATGAAAAGACGAAACCCTAAAGACCTTAGAGCCTACCGAATAAAAAGACGGAAGAAAGACTGGTTTATGTACATATTTCTAAAAGACTTTAATTTTGAACGCTTAAATCCAGACGAATGAATTTTACAGAACAAGAGTTAACCCGTGTTTGGGAAGCTGCACCAAAAGAAATACAAGAGCGTGAAGATTACGCTTTTGTTATTAGTTGGGATTGGAAAGATGTACCAACAGAATTTAAAGGATTTCCCGTTTATAGGTTTAGACCTATTCCGAATCAAACGATTTATTTTATGCCTAACCCAATGTGGAAAAACTGCGAATACGATGAAAACACGAACGAAGAAATGTAAATCCTGCGGTGAGCAATTCACACCTTACAATTCACTTCAGAAGTATTGTACTAAAGAAGATTGTGTCCGTGTTTGGGTAGCCACCGAAAAGGAAAAAGCGTGGAAAAAGACGAAAGCCAAAAAGAAAGAAGAACTAATGACCGTTCAGGACTATATCAAATTAGCACAACAAGTCTTCAACAAGTACATAAGGCTAAGAGATAAAGACAAAGGTTGTATAAGTTGCGGAAAGGCGTTAACAAGTAAGTTCGATGCTGGTCATTACTTCAACGCTAATAACCATTGGAATGTTAGATTTGACGAAGATAACGTTTACGGTCAATGCGTAGAGTGCAACCAATGGAAACACGGAAACTTAATAATGTATCAATTGCATTTAATTGATTGGTTAGGTGGTGAGAGATACGATGCTTTAGTTGATAGGGCTTACAAAACACGTAAGTACACTATCGAAGAGTTAAAAGAAATAATAGCCGCCTATAAAAAAAAGATTAAAGAACTTGAATCAAATCAATAATTTATTATATTTGCATAAACAATTTAAAAAAAGAGTTATGAAAACACAAACAGAACAAGAGTTTATGGACGCTATTCCGAAACCTCAAACAATTTGGTTTAAGCTGTGGAAAGCAAAACAAGAAATCGAAGCGGTAAAGAAGAACGCTAAGAACCCGCACTTCAAGAGTAATTACGCAGACATCAACTCAATACTTGACGCAGTTGAACCTGTTCTACTTAAATATCATTTGCTATTGTTACAACCGATTGAGAACGGAAAGGTTTACAGCCGTATTTATGACGTTGAGTCTGGAGAGTTCGTAGAATCGTTTATTGAACTTCCTGTTGTGCAAGACCCACAGCGACTTGCTGGAGCCGTGACTTATTTTCGTCGCTATACCGCTCAGGCTCTTTTGTCGCTTTCTGCGGAGGATGACGATGCAAACACGGTCACACAAGCAATTAAACAACAGAAACCAAGTATTGACAATTCACGCTTTGAAAAAGCACTTGAAGCAATTAACAACGGAAAGTACAGCGTTCAAATGCTGAAAGATAGTTATGCCCTAACACAAGCGCAAGAATCAGCGTTAAAACTTCTTTAAGATGAAAATACGTTGTTCAGCACTTGGAAAAATTTTAACAGAGCCTCGTTCAAAAAGCGAGGTTCTTAGTCAAACCGCTAAGACCTACATACAAGAATTAGTTCTTGAGGATGTCTACGGCATTAAAAAGGAATTCAGTTCCAGATACACGGATAAGGGAAACATTCAAGAAGACGAATCAATAGAGTTAGCCGCCCGTGTTTTAGATCTCCCGTTTTGCACGAAGAACGATGAATACTTTGAAAACGAATTTATCAAAGGAACGCCCGATCTTGTGTTAGACGATGAAATTATCGATATTAAAACGTCTTGGGATGGAACTACATTTCCTTGGTTTGCTGACGAACTACCCGAAAAGAATTATTATTGGCAGTTAATCGGTTATATGTGGCTTACAGGACGAAAAAACGGACGTATAGTGTATTGCTTAGTAGATACCCCCGAAGATATCGTCTTAGACGAAATAAGAAGAACAAGTTGGAAGAAGTTCGAACTTGAAGTTAGCGACCAAACGGAAAAGGAAGTACGAGCAAAACACGAATTTAACCACATTCCCGAAGGTCTAAGAGTAAAAGAGTTCAAAATAGAGTATTCGGATGCGTCTGTTAATAAAATAATAGAGAAAATAAAGGACGCAAAGGAGTATTATAATACTTTAGTAAACGATTTAAAACGATAAACATGGAAAAGAAAATTTTTGTAGGAAGTGGAAAGAAGAAATTTGAAAACCTAATAGCAATAACGCTTTGTCTTAACGACCTACCAGTAGAACACATCTTTGAGTACAACGGAAAGAAGTACATCCGTTTAAACGTACAGGACAAAAAAGAAGCCGACCAATACGGAAAGGATATTTCGGTAAGCGTTGACACTTGGCAACCTGAAAAGAAAGAGGATAATAAATCTGGATTACCTTTCTGATATGATAACTAAAGACTTTCAACAGCAGTTAACTGAGTACCTACAAAAACACGGGGTCACTAAGTTGACAAAACAAGTAAAGGTACAAGCGCACCAACTAAAAGGGTACGCTTCAGGAACGATGCACCCCCGTTTAGATACATACGAGAAGATAAACGAAATAATCAAAGAGCAATGAAAGTAACAATAGAGTTTGACGAAGAACAAGACGCTATACTTGCTTTACAAGCTAATAATTGGTATAATGTTGTTTTTGAGTTCGACCAATATCTAAGAGGTGAAATAAAGCACGGCGACCATACTTCGGAAATACATGACCAT